AAAACTATCCCTATCAACAGTACGCTTTATAGTTGAATTTGTTCCAATGCCAAATATATGCAATTCATAGTCTTCAAGAGATTTTCCTTCAGGTGAGTATGTATTTGAAGTATCATAGAATGGTGAAAATCTTTGTGCCGTTATATTTGTTAATGTTGAACCAAACTCAGCTGTTAGTTCTTGTAAGCCAGTTTCAGGTGTTATATCGGTATATTCACCTTCAATAGAACTGTAAGTTGATAGTGCATTAAATATAGGTGTAAATGCTGGGTCGGTTACATTTGTTAAACTGTTGCCTCCAGCTGTATAATTCGTACCAGTTGTTTCATTAGTTGTTGCATACGCAGTGGTAGCAGCACCTAATGTAGCTGAGGAAGTATACAATGCAATTTTAAATGTTGCA